ATGGGGGTACATTGAGCGACCTATATAATTTCTTTTTGAAGTACTCAATATCCGTGATTTCCCCCAAGTTTTGACCTCCTGGAAGAGTAGAAATTTCAGTACCACGCCCTCCTTCTCTCCGAGGGAGCCAGAAATCCTCCAGCATTGCCATGTACTTTTTGTCATCACGGATCTCTCCTGTAGAAGCGTCGTATACAAGTTTGTTACGATATCTCATCATCACATCTCTGAGATATTGCTCCGCTTTTACTTTAGGTAAATTACCAACATCAATATAGAAAATTCTTCTTTCTGGTGCTCTCGATAATCTGTATATTACTAGAGAATCCTCAATCATTCTAAGTTGATTGAGTGATTTAATTGCTTTGTGTAAATATGAAAGACAATTTCCTTTATTTCTATCTACTAATCCAGAAGTACAATAAGTAATCGAATCTTTGGTCATTTTAATACCAGTATTCGATCCCAAATCTTTAACATTACCAGTAGGATATGTTAATTTTGGATTATAAATGAAGTACTCCTCTATCTCTGGCCATTCATAATCCATTGGATTATCATTGACTAGAGGATTTCTATTCTTATACTTATCATTACCACCTTTCTTCTTATTCTGACGCACATATCTCATCTTCATTGCGTCAATATAACGCATTTCCTGAATACCATCTTGAGGTTTCTTTAAATCAATTACCTTATGATAATAGATTCTTCCATCAACATACCAATTCCTATAAATTTCGTGTGCTTTTTTATCAAAATCTAAAAGATCCTTTACGAATTTAAACTCATCTCTAATCTTTTTCTTAATACTATCACTTGCATTTAAATTATCCAGATCAATTTGAACTGGAGTATCATTAAGATCAGATACAATTGCTTCATTTACAATATCTTCAATAGCACTGTCCACTTCTGGATGTAGTGCCATCTCACGATATCTTTTAATTAATTCAAATTCAGTCCGATAGATTCCTTCTAAGTCAACATATGACCCAAAAAAACCACTACTCATAGACCAGTCAACCCCGTCCTCGTTATTTTCGGGGACAGGGGAAACTGTGGTCGGAGATAGCGGTTCAGTGTCCTCAATAGAGAACCCAAATAACTTAGCCATGATTTAAGGAAACTTCTTCTACTGTTTTATTTAGTTAAGTTTCAAATGGGTTATTATATGAGTACTGTATTACCCTCACCCTTAGCAACCATTGTGCTGTATGATTGAACACAGAACTCAACAGTAAACTCTTCAATCTGATCACTATTTTCATAAGATAAATCAATAGCAGAAATGTTAACTGGCCAAATATCTTGGAATTTATATCTAGCAAGTGATGCTACTTGTGCACCACCTTTATACTGTTGTGCAGCGTTATTCTTTTTACCATTTTTATCATCTTGACCCATTGTATGACCCTTACCAAGTTGAATAACTTCCGCATCAGCCATATATGCATTTGGATTAGTAACTCCTACATTGTTTTCCAATCTAGAAATTCTTTGCATCCAATCTTCAAAAGCAGTTCTGTAAACAAAGTCCTCATCATTAATAACTGTAACAGTCCAATTTTCAACTGTTCTATCACCCGCAACTTTAAAGATTCTTCCTCTGAAAGGAACATCAATATTTGCTATGTTAGAGGCAGGTAGTGATGCTGCCTTACATAGAAATTCAAAATCTTTAAATGCTGCGTTTCCTTGTACACTTAAATCTTTTGGTGGTGCCAATTCGACTTTAAATAAATTAGGTCTTGCACCGCCACCAATCAGCTTACCTTTGAAAGCTGATAATGATGCTGTATCTCTTGTCATTTGATTTGATCCTCCTGTTTTTTACTTGGAAATTAGAATTAAACTCGACCTGCTACTTCCTCGAAACTAACGCCAGTGCGTGTAGCAACGAAAGTAAGAGTAACATAGTTGATTGACTTCGCAGGCTTCAGGAAGATGTCTGCTCGGAATTCATTATTATCAATAACATCAGGTGTGTTATTTGTAGTATCGCAAATAACTAAGTAACCATAAAGTCCTCGTTTTGCTTCAATATCACGAAGATATGGTTCAACAATATTACGGAAGTTTGCTCTTGTAATCTCGTCATTGAGTTCAAAGAGTTGTGCTTCTGCTGCACTTTGTAGTGCTTGCTCAATTGTTAGGAATAATCTTCTAACATTGATCCTATCAAATGCTGATGCATATCCAAGTGCAGTCTTATCACCAAAGAGAAGTGTTCCAACTCCAGGTTGTGTGATAACTGAGTTAATCCTTAATGGATAGAGGATATCTCTTTGTGCCTTATTAGGATTATATGCAAGTTTAATTGCATTGTTTATAATACCACGCTGTTGTCCAGCAGGTGAGAACCAAGGATATGCTGTTAATGATGTGCGAGCCATTAGACCTGCTACATCAGCATTAGTTGGTATCCAACGGAACTTATTATTAAATCTGTCATAAGTGTACTTGTAACCACTATCAAATGTAGCATAAGATGAAGACTGTAGTGAACTAAAGTAACCAGTTAGATTATCAGTTTGTGTATCAGAGTTGGAAACATTAACAATATTCTGTTTATGTGGTCCAACAGTTGCCATACAATCTTTTCTCTGATTAGCAATAGAGATTAGATAGTTTGCTTTTGCTTGAGTATCGCCTTGTTCATCAAAACTTGGTCCCATGATTAAGTAATCAACATCTACTTCATCCTTATTAGAGAATAAATTGTAAGTGTTAATAATATCACCAAGTTCACATTTCATACCACTTTCAGCAGAGTAATCAACACCGCCTGTTAGGTCATATGTGACATTTCCAACTGAAGCAAAGTTAACTCCTTGAGCCTCTTGACCCCAGATGCCATCTCCAGCACTAACTTGTTGCCATCCACCTAAAGCAGTGAATCCACCAGCAGCAGGAGCAGTACCCCAAGTATCATCAATTCCACTTCCTGGATTACCTCCAGCGTATACATTCTCGGAATAAAGTGCTAAGTACTGTTCGTACCAAATCTTCTGAGGTGAATTTACATCAGATATAGCATCTAATGCTTTAGAAAGACTTACATGCTTCTCTAAAATCTGACCTGTAATTCCTGTTACTTCTCCTAAATCATCAACTACGACAACATGAGTTGCATCATTCTTACCTTGTCTCTGAAGAGAATAGTTATTAGTTGTTGGTTTTGGAGCAATAGACTTCCAATAAACTGTTGCGTTAGTTAATCCAAGAGTCTGCTCATCGTACCAGTCAGAAACAGCAGTTACTGGAGTTGCACCACTACCAACAGTATCTCCATTTTGTCTATGGAATAAAACATCTCCAGTAGTAAATGCAGCATAAGCACTTCCTTCTGCATAATCGATTGCAGTGGCAGTTCCAGCAGAATCAACTCTTTCTACAACTTTAACTTGTACTTGTGATTGACCAGGAGTAGCACTAGTAGTAACACCAGTAACAATACCTTTAATATAACCACTAAAGAGTGATGTGGTTCCTGTTCCTGGAAGTACTACATCAGTAAGTGTTTGTGAAACACCATATCCAACAGTAGCACCAACACCAGATAACGCAGTACTAGCAAACTTAAGTGTCTGGTCTGCTAAATCGTCAATAGTACAGATCTTAAGATTATTTGCCCAAGTACCAGGAGTTTTTGCAGAGAATACGAAGTTTGTTGCTTCTTCAAAATTCTCAATATAATCGTCGTAATTTTTAATCTTAAGTGATGCAGATGCTGCACCTACTCCTGCGTTAGCATTTTTAAGTGTAGAACCATCTGTTCTTCCAACTTTAAGAACTCCTCCATATCCAAGATAAGAAGATGCACTCATCCAATATCCATATTGGGCATCTGTTGAAATAGGCTTACCAAATACATTGATAAGTTCTTGTTCAGTAGTGATATCCACCAATTCGTCAACTGGACCTGTTGGGAATGGACCCGCAATGCCTCCTATGTTGTCTAATACATTATCAGCTCTCCCTACTGTTAAATCAACCTCCCTAGTCAGTACACCAGGAGATAATTGAGGAGTCGCCATGTTTTCTGTCTCCGAATTTCTCAGTTTAACTAAAAATTATTTATTAAAAAGTTTATTTTCGAGGGGTCAAAAATGCATGACTCGTTCGTGAACACCCTCTAATACTTCCACATATAGTCCATACCACCACCTTTATCTCCATATTCATCTGTAAACCATCTATCACCATCTTTATCTACAAAAGATTCTTCTTCCATTCCGTCCGACATAAAACCAAATGGAGCCATATCTTGTTCTATTTGATTCTTCTGTTCTTCATATAATCTCTTTCTTACATCTTGGTCAGTAAGTTCCTTAAAGTAATCTTGTGCTACTAACCATGCATAAATGACTAAACACATAGCAAGGTCATCATTACATCCCTCTTCTGCTTCAAATGAATTACTTTTTTGAATGAATGTAGTTAATTCACTCATAATATCATAATCAGTAAAGAGAAGTTTATTTTCTTCTATTAAAGTCTTTAAGTTAAGAGAACCTACCTTCTTAACTGTCTTGGACATCTTAACTCCTAATTGAGTTTTCTTACCAGAGAATCCTTGACCAACAACTTGTCCTGCTCTTCCTCTCATAGAAGTCATAAGGAGATTTGTATACTCCATATCAAAATTTAATATAGATGCTACCTGATCTCCTACATCGTTTACCTCACATAAAACAAATGCACTATTATATTTGGTTCCCACTTGTTGAATAAGAGATGGGAAAAGCATTGGTTTAATTTCATTATTTCTATATTTTGCTACTACAGCATGAGGGAACTCTGTTATATCAATAACCACAAAAGCAGAATAATCTTTAGATACTCCTCTTGCCACATCAACTGTTATTACATAATCATGTCCTTTTTGAGGTTCTACATATACATCTAATCCTGCACTAGTTGTTGATGGTTCTTCGTATACTAATGATCTTAATTTACTTGGTGCAATAAGAGTATCAACAGATCCTAAGAACTCACACTCAAACTCAATCTTAAACTGTTGTTCAGAGGTGTTTGCAATCGTTTGTCTTTTCCATTCAGCATCTCTACCAGGAACCTCTGACCAATGAACATCCGTTGGTACATATTCATTATTACCTTTTTCTGCATCATGCCAATACCTATAAAAATGGTTCATCCCATGTGGGGTAGATACCATTATTACTTTCGTACTTTTACCAGAAGTAATAGTAGGATAAACACTAGCAAAGAAAGACTCAGCGATGTGATTGGGAACAAAAGCAAACTCATCCAAGAAGAGGATGTTGAA